AAAAGAATTTGGCTTTGATGATGGTATTATGGAATCATTACAAAAAGACATTGATGAAGCCAATGATATGCAGCAACAAACATATTCCAATAAAATGAATGTGCCACAATATGAAATTGTAGGCGAAGAACCATTACTGTCTGAATTATTTAACTCATCAAAAGCAGATAATTTAAAACAACAAATTTTAGATGCCAACTTGCCTAATGACATAAAAGAATTTTTACTTATTGCCACAAACCGCCACATTATATTTGATTATCAAAAAGTGGCTGAATTTTACCCACATCAGACATTTGAAATTCAACAACTTATGGAAGAATCAGCACTTGTTATTATTGATGCCGACGATGCCATCCGTAATGGATATGCCAACTTTTTAACCACTATTGAACAATTAGAGGAATTAGATGGCAACGGATAAAAAATTTGCCGTCTTTATTTTGACTCACGGCAGACCTGATAATATTAAAACCTTACAAGCACTTCAAAAAACCGGATATACTGGTGATATCTATATAGTTATTGACAATGAAGATAGCAGGGCTGACGAATACTTTACTCGTTACGGAGACAAAGTACTACAATTTGACAAAAAAGCCGTTGCCGCCACAATAGATGAGGCTGATACTTCAGGAGACCGCAGGGCGATTTTATATGCGCGTCACGCATCACAACGTTTTGCCAAAGATTTGGGTTATGACTGTTTACTACAACTTGATGATGATTATGCGGACTTTAGATATCGTTTTGTTAAAAAGAATAAATTAACATCTTACAGTATTAAAAACTTTGATGCAGTGTGCGAGGCCATGCTGGAGTTTTTATACAAGTCGGATGCGCTAACGATTGCATTTGGTCAAGGTGGAGACATGATTGGCGGTATTGGCAGCCCTAATTATAGAGCCGGCATTCAGCGTAAAGCCATGAACACCTTTTTTATGCGTACCGACAAATATTGCGACTTTGTGGGTAGAGTCAATGAGGATGTTAATTTCTATGTAACCGAAGGCACTCGCGGTGGACTAATCATGAGTACCTACCACATTAATTGCTTACAAATGCAGACCCAGAGTAATTCTGGTGGCATGACCGACCTTTACCTTAACGAAGGTACTTATGCCAAGAGTTTTTATACTGTAATGATGGCTCCATCTTGCGTTAAGATTTACCCTATGGGCACAGCCAATAGACGGCTTCATCATAAAGTAGAGTGGCGTTACGCGGTACCTAAGATTATTAGCCCAAAGCATCGCAAGACGCTTGTGAACAGTAAGTAATCCATCCATGCCAAATCACAATGCAGCCGTACCTAGTCCAGAATTAGTGGACAAAGAAATTAAAGTTCTAGAATTGCGCCGCGTAGGTTTAACATGGGTTCGTATTGCCGAAGAAGTTGGGTATGCCGACCATACGGGTGCTTATGCCGCCTATAAGCGGGCTATTAAGCGCACAATGCAACAACCCGCAGATGAATTAAGAACACAAGAATTAGACCGCATAGACCGCCTCCAAGTGGCTATATGGCCAAATGCAATGAAAGGTGACACTAGGGCTATCCTAACAATCGTACGTTTAATGGAAAGGCGCGCTAAACTAACTGGGTTAGATATGCCAATTAAAATTGAGCAAGATATAACTACATGGGATGGCGGCGATTCAATTGATAGAGCAGTTAGAGACCTTGCCGCATTACTCACTTCACACGATGCAACTGGCACAAGCGAGAGTGCAATGGCAGAACATATCGGCGAGACCGAATCAATTACCGCCGGAAACGGACTGGAGAACTTGGTTGATTCTCTCGGGGCGCGGTTGGGGCAAGACTCGGACGGGCGCGGAGTGGATAGTGTGGCAAGCGATAACGAAACCAAAGACTCGTTGGGCGGTAGTAGCGCCAACTAGCGCAGACGTTATTGATACCTGCTTTGAGGGCGAATCGGGAATCATTAGCGTATTAACGCGCTATGGATTATTTAATGAAAATGCTTGGAACCGTTCACGCAATAACTACATTCTGCCTAATGGTTCTCGTATTAAAGGATTTAGTGCAGAAAAGCCTGACCGACTTCGTGGCCCGCAACATCATGGCGCTTGGTGTGATGAATTAGCGGCTTGGGCGGCGCCTGAAACATTTGACCAGTTGCAGTTTGGTTTGCGCTTAGGTAATAAACCGCAAGTGGTTGTTACAACTACTCCACGACCAACTAAAATTGTTAAAGAAATACTTAAAGACCCTGAGACAACCATTACTCGTGGTAGCACTTATGAAAACAAGGACAATTTAGCGGAAAGCACTTTGGTTACTTTACGAGCAAAGTATGAAAATACTCGGCTAGGTAGACAAGAACTATTTGGCGAAATCCTTGACGATAACCCCGGCGCATTATGGACACGCACCGGTATTGAAGCGGCGCGAATTAAGATTGATGCATTACCTCCAATGACGCGAGTTGTTGTTGGTGTAGACCCCGCCGTTACTAATAACGAGGACAGCGACAGTACGGGTATTGTTACTTGCGGTATGTCCGCTGATGGTCATTATTACGTTTTGGAAGATAACACAATTAAAGCCAGCCCGCAGGAATGGGCTACTGTCGCGGTTAATGCTTACGAAAAGCATAAAGCAGACCGCATAGTTGCTGAAACAAATAACGGTGGCGATTTAGTTATTCATCTGCTACAACAAGTCAAACCAACAGTATCAACCAAAAAAGTTACAGCCACGCGTGGTAAATATGTACGCGCAGAACCTATTGCCGCTTTATACGAGCAAGGCCGCGTACATCATGTTGGATATTTTGGTGATTTGGAAGACCAAATGTGCGAATTTGAACCCGGAGTAAATCAAGACAGTCCGGACAGAATGGACGCGTTAGTGTGGGCACTAACCGAATTGAGTGAAGGCTCAGCGGCAATTAATTTCCTATCCGCTCTTGCAGTATTCTGCCCAAACTGCAAAATGCCAGCACCAAGACAAACCAAGATATGCCCAAGATGTAACACTTCAATTGGAGAAACCAATGACAGCGCAATCAATAAGTCAGACACCTGACCCGCTTAACATTACTGTTCGGCAAAACCAAGAATGGGCTATTAACTTTAGTTACCAAGATGCAAACGGTGCGCCTATATCATTGGCAGGTTACACACCATTGCTTCAATTTCGTACATCTGCATTGGCTAAAACAACGGTATTATCATTAAGCGTTGGAAGCGGCATTACGTTTAATCCAACAACACTTCCACAGGTGCAGGTCAATACTGGTATTACAACAGCGCCGGGTAAGTTTGAATGGGATTTAAAACTTACACCTTCTAACGGTGAAGCAATTTATTTAGGTCGCGGCGTAGTTCAAGTAGATGCTGAGGTATCTCGCTAATGGCTGACAACATAATTGTAACTCCTGTTCAACCACAAATCGTTGTAAGTGCGGCTGGCGCTCGCGGTGTGCAAGGAACAACGGGTACACAGGGCATACAAGGCTCACTTGGTTTGCAAGGCGTACAAGGATTTCAAGGCGTTATCGGTGTTCAAGGTGTTCAAGGAACAATCGGTATTCAAGGCCAAGTCGGTACACAAGGTTTAATCGGCATACAAGGAATTCAAGGAACCGTTGGCGTTCAAGGAACACAAGGGTTGCAAGGCACAACTGGTATTCAGGGATTAACCGGTATTCAGGGAAGCGTTGGCACGCAAGGCACACAGGGTGTTCAAGGAACTACAGGTATTCAGGGCGCTACTGGAACACAAGGTTTAGTTGGCAATCAAGGCACAACTGGTTCACAAGGTACAACTGGATTGCAAGGATTAACTGGCATACAGGGAACAACTGGTACTCAGGGTGTGCAAGGCCGTCAAGGTACAACAGGTTTGCAAGGAATAACCGGCACACAAGGTCTTACTGGTATTCAAGGCACTAATGGTTTGCAAGGAACAACTGGAACAGGCGCACAAGGAACGCAGGGTATTCAAGGTCTACAAGGATTAGGCGATAGATACCAAACAACATCTACAACTTCACTTACCGTTCCTGCAACTGGAACAATTTCGCTTACTGTTGGAGCAAATCTTTCTTATTCAGTTGGTCAAACAGTAATCATTGCTAACACGGTATCTAATTACATTATTGCCGATGTTGCTACATACACAATTGGTACTGGCGCAATGACTGCAACAGTTACTCGTTCATTAGGTGTTGGCACATTTAGTTCATGGTCTGTAAACCTAGATGGCGCTGTTGGTATTCAAGGCGTACAAGGAACCAATGGTGCTAATGGCGCACAGGGAACTACCGGCGCACAAGGAACTACTGGAACACAAGGCGCGATTGGTAT